CAACAGCCTCGTTGGTGTACTTGCGGTTGGAACGACCCTCGACCAGTTTCCAGCCGGTCCACTCCTTACCGCTGATGGCTTGCTGAAGGGCGTATTCCTTCACATCGGATGCCCAGGCAGTGAGAGCATCGACCTTGCCGAGGATGTCGGCAATCTCGGAATCCTCCAGGAGAGCGGGTGCCTCAAAGTCATATTGGGCAAGAACCATATTCGCTTCGGCGCGTTTACGGCATTCGGCTTTGGCTTTGCAGAACCGGCACCACTCACCGCACTGGAAATCACCGCGTCCTTCGTAGGCCATTTCAGCTTTTTCGTACAGTTCGGTGTCAGCCCAGCGGAGCAGGTCATCCTTGGAAATGCTGTCAACGCTGATATTGGCTTTGCGGGGTTGGTAGATGGTCATGCGGATTTCCTCGATGTCATAGATGCTATCGAAGATTTCCAGGGCACCAAGAGCGTAAAGTCTCATCTGGGGGTTGCCCACGGCGCTGACCTCGACGCCTTTGCCGTGTTTGTAGTCGCAGATATTCATGACCCCGTCTGCAATCAGAATGCAGTCTGCGGTGCCGAAACCTTCTTTGACCCAACGGGAGAAATCCACCCGTTGCTCAATCATGACCACAGGGTCAGAGCAAGTTTGCTTGGCGGTTTCCAGAAGTTCTACCACGTAAGCGGCATACCCCTGGGCGCATTCTTCCATCTCCTCGTTATACCAGGAGAGGTCTTCGACCGGGTCCCATACTGCTTCACCAAGCATCAGTCGCAGACGTGCTTCGCAGAGGGTGTGGGCATCGGTACCCTCGGCAGCGTAGTCACTGCCTTTATCCTCGTAGGCTTCACACAGCCTTGCGGAGGGCGGACAGTTGAGCCATCGCTCCGAGGAAGATGCGGAAAGGACTGCGTGTTTAGCCATTGCCAAGCACCTCCGCTTCGGCAACCAGTGCCTTGTAGTTAGCGGGGTCAATGCCGGACAGCTTCGGTGCGCCGTACTTCTGAAGAAGGACACGGATCTGAGCGGTAAAGCCCATGCGGGACTTATCTGCGAGAATGGCTCTGACCTGTTCCAGGGTCAAGGTCGGTTCTGCCGGGGTGACTGCCTCATCGGCGGTGTTGCTGAACATCTCAGCCAGGGTATTTGCCACATCGTTAATAGTGGCTGCCGCACTGTGCAGGTCTTTGATGACCAGTTCCAGTTCGCTGAATTTTCCCATATCCGTTGCCTCCTTCCTTGATTTGCTTGTCCTTCATAGCGTGGTTGATTTTCTTTGCCAGGTTTGCTGCGACGATGATGAAGTCGAGAAGGATATCAACCAGTTCCTCTTCGGGTTTCATCACCTTGTTTTCGGACTCGTACATACTGTTTCACCTCCCGGAAGGAGCGGTATCGTGTTGCTCCTTACACCGCCAAATGGAAACGAGAACTGCGTTTTGGCGGAAAAACCGAAAATTTTTTTAGAAAAATTCCGGGAACTCACTTTTGAGGATTCTCATAGCCTTTTGGATGCGGTCGGTGAAGGTCTTTCTCGGTGTGCCGATTTCGGCAGCAATAGCAGAGTCGCTGAGTCCCTGTTCACGTAGTCTGCCGATTTCAATTGCCTGGGGCATAACCTCGTTCAGACGAGCCAGAAGTTGGCGCATATACAGAGCATCGGTAACGATGTCCTCGTTGGAGGGGGTCTGCAAATCCGGCATTTCTTCCTGCAGATGGTCAAGCCAGTTCATTTCATCACCCTCGTCATCGATGCGCCCGGAGTCCAGGGAACTCAAATCGCCGGGGGTGCGGTAAGGGCAAGTCCAGCAGTCCATGTCGCACATCAGCCTCTTGGAGGGCGGGCAGACACAACGGCCGTGGTTCATTTGGGTGCGGCGATATGCGTTGATGTCGCGGTAGTAGTCATCGAACTGCTCTTTGGTGCAAGGCACCCACTGCTTGGTGGAACGGATGTAGATACGGTACTCTTTGTCATTGGTTTTCATTTATTTGGCTCCTTTCAGATTTCGCAATCCGTCCAGAGCCGCCAATCCGCAGAAAACAGAAAAAGACGACAGGGTGAGACCCACCTCTCCCGAAGGAGAAGTAAGGTCCCGCACTGCCGTCTTGCGTTCTGGCGGATTACCGTTGTTTATTTACTTACGCTGCTTTTTGTTCTGGAACATTCTCAACCTTGAGCGTTCCGTCGGGGTTGGCTGTAATTCGAGTTTTACAGCCTTTCTGGACAATCTCCACGACCCTGCGGTCACGGCTGATGTCACAGACCCGCTTGTCATTTAGATTCTTTACGGGCTCCATTGACGCTCCTCCTTTCTGCGGTTCTTATAAGCATCACCTCCGTTTTCTTTAGACAATTTTCGGTAGGTACTACCAAAATTGTACTTGATGTGGTATGATATATTCAAATCTTGCAATTTCATATCAAATCCGCAAATTTATGTCGGAAAGGAATATACTTATGCCAGAATTGAATTTTGAATTACTGCAAGCGAATATCCACGCACTGATGGAAAAGCACAAACTCACACAGCAGAAATTCGCAGAGATTGTTGGAATGACCCAGGCTAATGTGAGTAAGGCACTCAACCCAAACGAGAAGAAGCAGTTCACCATAGATCAGGTGTACCGTATATCGCAGTATTTCAGCGTATCCATCGATGAACTTACTGGGAACAAGGCCGCGGAAAAATCTACCGTTAGCCCCAGGGCTGTCTTTGCATTGTTGATAGAACTGTTGCGTACCGACAAAGCGAGAGTCATTTCCTGGACAAAGAAAGAAGAAATATTCGATGTAACCTACGATGCCCATGGGCCCTCTTGTGATCGTTCGTACCGAGATGTTGAATATCCAGCAATCTATTTCCCAAGCTACTTTGAGTTTGACGGAGCTTATGACTACAGTGATGAAGTAGCCGCGGAAATGTATGCGGAATTCAGCCAATGTGGTAATGACACCAACTTCCGCGACATGAACGAAATCATCAAGAAGCTATTGCCCGTGATAGAACTGTGTAAGAATAAGGAAATCCCAGAGGAAGCCTTCCAGATGATGGTGGACGGCTACCTGAAAGAACTGCGTGGGATATAAAAATCGGCCGGCACAAAACATTCCAGGCTATAGTAAGCCTGTGGAATGCTCGTGCCGGCCGAACTCGCTTGGTTCTGCTCGTCTTGAGCTATATTTTTATTTTGAAGCGTGTCCCTCACTTGGGGTCACTGCTTGCTTTCTTTCGGTGGCTTGTACCACCAATTTGTAGAGACTATCCAGAGTGATAACCTCGGTATCTTTTCCTCCTGCCTTCTTGACCTTAATCCCATGAACACCGTTTTCTGTTCTAACGGCTTCGCCGATGGGGATATGGCGCTCCGGCGTATAAATCAATGTTGGACGCTGTTCTGCCATTTAGTACCCTCCTTATTTCAGATAATCGGTGATAAGGCTTCTGACTTCGGGAGTAATCGCTGCATCCATTTCCTGTGTTTGAACATGGTGCATAAGCATACCTGCATAGGTATCAAGGGTACCAAAGCGGTCATCAAGAGTGAAGAATGCCTTTTCCAAGCGGATGCCTGCCGAAGCGGTGGTGTCGGGCACCAGGAAGTAAAAGTCGATGTGATAAGACTCTTCACGCTCATCCATAGAGTAGGCTACCATAAGGAATTCCTTTTGAGGGTCGATATCCTTGCAGGAGTAAATATCATCTGCAAGAAGAAACTTCACATCGGGGTTCAGATGATTGACCCGGTAAATAGTGCCATCGCTCGAATCATCGTTTATAAAGCACGGTAATTTGGCAAGTCTCTCATCCAAAAAGCAACCGGCGCCACCACGGTTATGCCAGGTGATTTTATTATCCTCGGTCTGTTGGCGCAGCTTATCGAGGAAGCGGACGAGCAACTCTGTGTTTTTGTTTGGAATCTGAAGATCAGTTTCCACCAATGCACGGAGTTCAACACCAAAGAGACGAGCAATACGCCAGACGTTGTCAATGCTCATTCTTTTGCCGGAACCGCCTTTTGCGGTACGAGAGATGTATCCCGTGCTGATGCCGAGGATTTTTTCCAAATCACCGATGCCGATACCGTTCTTCTTAGTGAGATAAGCGATGTTCTTTGCCAAGAGAGTGTTATCAAATTCTCCCAGTTCCACAACGTATTCGGAGATCCAGTCGTCCTGGGTACGCTGAAGGTGGTAGTAAGGGTGGCCACTATCG